CAGATTTTTAACTTGATCAAATCAGCATTACTTGATCCAGAGTTAGAAAACTTACCAACAGACTACCAAGGTGGTTTAGACTTTACTGTTACTAAAACATCAAAAGGTGGTTATGCTGACTACTCAACTAGTAAATGGTCACGCAAAGAATCTGCACTTACAGCAGAAGAAGCGGCAGCTATTGACGCTCATGGCTTATACAACTTGAAAGATTTCTTACCTAAGAAACCAAGCGAAGTTGAACTCAAAGTCATGAAAGAAATGTTTGAAGCTTCAGTTGATGGTCAAGCATATGATGCAGCTCGTTGGGGCAATTACTACAAACCAAGAGGTGTAACAGTAACGACTAATGAGTCAGCACCAGCAATAGTGGCTGCACCAGCAGTGGCTGATGAAGAGTTTGACACACCAGCGGCAGTAGCAACTCCAGCGGCAGTAGCAACTCCAGCGGCAGTGGTAGCTGAAGCGGCTCCTACAGCACCAGTAGCAACACCTCCAGCAGGTGGCGCTCAACGTGCTGAAGACATCCTAGCGATGATCCGCAATCGTCAAAAAACAAACTAAACTAAGTACAAGGATACAGGGTATTAAATACCCTGTATTTCTTTATGTCTAACTATAAACAATTTAAGATTGAACGATTAGATCCTATTAGTCCTACACTTTGTGCAGCTAAATGGTTAATGTCTGACTTTTATTTACATACAGGGTCTACCAGTAGTTGTCATTTACCTACTCCAGATAAGATTGATCTTGATTTAGTAGAACAAAATATCAACTATTTTAATAATACCAAAGAAAAAATTGAACAACGACGTTTGATGTTAGAAGGCAAACAGCCCGATAAGTGTTCCAACTGCTGGCAAGTGGAAAATAATAACGTCAATGCTGTAAGTGAAAGAATATTGTACAGTCATATGTTTAAAAATTATGATTTTACAAAATTTAATTTAAATATCGATCAAATTCCATATCAAATAAATGTGTCTTTTGATATACTTTGTAATTTTACTTGTTCTTATTGCGATGCATCAGAGAGCACTAGCTGGCGCACAGATTTAATACAGAACGGGCCTTACAAAAATATTCATAATGATGATAGAAAAACATATCAACGATTAGGAAAGAACGAATCAGTCGACAATTATGACTATGTATCGGATAAATTTTTTGAATACGTAGTATATTGCTTACCAAAGTTAAAAAAAATTAATTGTTTAGGGGGAGAACCGTTAATAAGTCCAAATTTTTGGAAATTCGTCGATAAGTTAGTATTACATGACACATCAGAATTAACCTTACATGTGGTAACTAATTTAAGCAATGAAAAAAACCTTAAAAAAGTATTAAAATATAAAAATAAATTTAAAAATATAGAAATAGTAGCTAGTATAGATAATGTAGGTACTAGTGCAGAATTTTTGAGAAAAGGATTGAACTGGGCAGAATTTGAAAAAAATATCATTGATATATTAGGCAAAAATAATATTGATACAGATTTAATTGCTACCTTACCTGGCATAGCATTAGATAAAATTACACACTTCTTGGATTGGTATATCCAATTAAATCAACAATACCCACATATAACATTAAAATTATTTAGGTTACGCCATCCAAATTTTCAAGCAATACAAGCACTTCCTAAGGAATTAAAAATAAAATACAAATTAGATATTGAACAATGGATAGAAAAAAATGCTGATAACATTCACTCGATATTAGTTGAACAGATAAAAAATGTCATAACGGTATTAAATCCAATGATTGATACATACGAAAATATAGATATAAATCTATTACAACAAGATGCAAAAGTATTTTATAAAGAGTATGCTAAAAGGCATAATTTTAACCTAAATTTAATCTTTAGTCAGCAATTATGTGATTGGATTAACAATTGAATAATAAAATTACCTTTGTAAATTATTATCCTTGTAGCTTTGGTGATTCCATAGTGGCAATGTTTAATAATCAGCCATTAAAATTAAATTCAACTAATTCATCTGGATCAAATATGGGTATACTTAAACAAATAAAGTTTTATGAAATGAATATAGCAGCACAACAACAAGAATTAGATAATCTTCTATCTTTAAAAAATCAAGCGTATGCTGGTCATCGACAAAATAGATTAGATTACACAACATTTAATCAGGATTTTCAAGTTGTGACTATTATCATTGACGAATTCTTAGATAAAATAATTAAAAGATTTCAGGAAATACACAAATATAAAATTGAAAACCCAGTTATATCAAAAATTTTAGATAAGAATCCAACCTTGGCTACCCAAACTTTAATTGTAGATTATACCAACTGGGCAAAAAATAATATACTTGATTCGGATATACTTCTTAAATTAAGTGTAATGTTAAACAAAAATGAGATGCAAGAATGGTGTCGAGCAAATCAATTGAATTTTAATGTAGATTATATTGATAACATTATTGGGAGATTCAATGATACCAACTAAAATGATACCAACAGATTTTGTTGATTCAATATTAACAGATTATCAATTTCAATGGAAAAAAACACAACTTAGGTATTTAAACTGTAAGGAGATCGCGGCTGACCATAAAATTAAGTCTTATATACTAGCAAATAAAAATTTTGTATATAATATTGAATATGCAGGTACTGATATTCAACTTTTTATTCAGAAACATAATATTAAGTCTAGTTTGGATAATTATGATTTTTATATAATAATAGATTTTGAATTTTCTAAGTTGCCGTTAGAAAAAATTGAATGTGGAATTAGACGACTACACGGACATGCTAGTATTGGCGGATACATAGCTATTCAAAGTTTTTTTATTAACTACAATAGTAACAAGATCTATGCAGAATTTCCCAACAGTTACGATTCATCTATCACGTACTGGATAGAGACAGTGTTAAAAATTCAAAACTATTCTAACGAGTCGTTACCATTGGATAATCCTCTTTTGCGTAAAACTAAAGATGGCGAATTAATATCAGGATCAGATTTTATGTACGTACATGGGAATATAAGGTTTTGGACATGGAAATAATTGATAATTTTTTTCAGTCTAATTCATATTCTCAGGCAAATCCTCGAGCATCTTATCGTATTTGGAAACAAGGTAAACTTAAATATCACTATTGGTTAGTTTGTAAACACAAAGATTTTCAATATGTTGATGTATGGGATCGCGTTATTTTATCAAAATTAGTAGAAGGCACAACGGTAGTCTATGATTCAGCTGCCTTCTACTACAATCGATTACTTGATAATGTATTAATAATAGAAAATGAAAAAATACCGCTATCGAGTCTTGACAAATACTATAAAATCCCTGTACAATTAAGTGAAGAGCTCAATGGAAAAGTTAAGAATTTTATTTCCTTCAGACCTAGATGTTTGAAACAAATGAATTCATTATTTAATTTTTTTACTGAAGAACAATTGACTCGATCGGGTATTAAGCCCGCAATCATTGATTGGTTAGATGATGGCGCAATGGTTTTTCTAAGTTTGGGTCAGGAGTTTTTAGCATTTAATCGATTTAAAAAAACTTTAGATCAGATATTAGAAGAAGAAATACTGCAATTAAGTAATATTGGATTTAAGTTATTAACTAGCATTAAAAGTAAAGGTGATGACTATGCTAACGGTAGATATAAGTTAATTTTTCAATATAAAAAACATTAAAAGGAGAAATAACATGGCAAAACCATTTGATATTAGTAAGTTCAGAAAGTCAATTACCAAAAGCATTGAGGGTCTCGGTATTGGATTTAACGATCCTACAGACTGGATTTCAACAGGTAATTACACATTAAACTACTTACTAAGCGGAGACTTTAATAAAGGTATTCCAATGGGTAAAGTAACTGTGTTTGCTGGCGAATCTGGCGCAGGTAAATCATTTATCTGTAGTGGTAACATTGTACGTCACGCACAACAGCAAGGCATTTATGTTATCTTGATTGATACAGAAAACGCACTTGATGAAGCATGGTTACATGCACTTGGTGTAGATACTACAGAAGACAAATTATTAAAACTTAATATGGCTATGATCGATGATGTGGCTAAGGTTATCAGTGACTTTGTCAAAGAGTATCGCACCTTACCAGAAGAAGACCGTCCTAAAGTATTGTTCGTAGTAGATTCACTAGGTATGATGCTAACTCCAACAGACGTTAACCAGTTTGAAGCAGGTGAAATGAAAGGTGACATGGGTCGTAAACCTAAAGCACTTACATCACTTGTTCGTAACTGTGTAAACATGTTTGGTACATTGAATCTTGGATTAGTTTGTACCAATCACACATACGCAAGCCAGGATATGTTTGATCCAGATGACAAGATATCAGGTGGTCAAGGTTTTATCTACGCTTCAAGTATCGTAGTTGCTATGCGTAAACTTAAACTCAAAACAGACGCTGATGGTAATAAGACCACAACAGTCAACGGAATCCGTGCTGCTTGTAAGATCATGAAGACTAGATATGCCAAGCCATTTGAGTCAGTCCAAGTAGAGATTCCATATGAAACAGGTATGAGTCCATACAGCGGCTTAACAGACATGTTAGAAGCTAAGAGCTTGTTGGCAAAAGAAGGTAACAGTTTAGTTTACACCTTTGCTAATAAAACGACTATTAAACAGTTCCGTAAAGCATGGGAACGTAACGAAGACGGTTGTTTAGATAAAGTAATGAAAGAATTATCATCTAATGTTAACTTGCTAAGTACTGAGTCAAGAGTGGTTGAAGAAACTGAAGAGGAGACGGCAGAATGAGTATCGAATTAGATGCGCTGGGCGAAGTTTGGTTAACTTGCAAAGAGTATATTGGTGCTAAAGATCGACAAGCCGCTGCTGACCATGTGTTGGCTATTGTGGCTGATCATAATATCACCGAACGTGACCTAAAAGCATTTGCTAGCACAGACAGCTTTTTAAAACGTAGTCTTAAAGAATATCTAGGTGAAGACGAAGTTGAAGAAGCTGATTATGACGAAGATGAAGACGATAATTATTAATGGGTGAAAAGAAATATTTTCCTATTAAAACCGCCACAGCTTGCCAATTAAAATGGGCATGGTCAACTATAAATTTACCATTGGCTGCAACATCGAGCTGTCACAGGGTAGACAAACATTCGTTTGATATTGATAGTTTTAATTTCCATAATACAGAAGATAAAATAAAACAGCGGCAGACAATGTTAGCTGGTCAGTGGCCTAAAGCTGGTTGTGACTATTGCAAAAGTATAGAAGATACAGGAATTGGTCAAAGCGACAGGCAATTTTTTTCAGATGTTCCTGGACTATCACCGGTAGAATTGGACAATGATCTCACTGCAACCATAGTAACTCCTACAATTTTAGAAGTATACATCGATAATACCTGTAATTTAAGTTGTGTTTACTGCATACCAAGATTAAGTTCTCGCATAGATCACGAAATGAAGAAATTTGGTCGATTTGAAAAAAACGGGTTGGTATTAGAATCTAACTTTCAACATGTGGCTAATTTTGATCAAGTACAAGAACAGTTTTGGATTTGGATGCAAAACCATGCGGCTGGATTGAAACGACTACATTTGCTAGGTGGTGAACCATTTTATCAGAAACAGTTTGATCGTTTTTTAGAATTTTTTGAAACCAATCCCTGCCCTGATTTAGAATTCAATATAGTTACAAATCTGATGATATCTAAAAAAAGATTGTCAAAACATATTGAACAGTTCAAACAACTTTTAGCTAAACGCAAACTTGGTCGATTAGATATTACTGTTAGTATTGACTGTTGGGGACCGCAACAAGAATATGTGCGCTGGGGATTAGATTTAACGCAATGGAAAGAAAATTTTGAATATCTAGTAGAACAACGTTGGATTAAATTAAATATTAATAACACGTTGTCGGCATTGACTATAAAAACTTTACCGGATCTATTAGAAATAATAAATGAGTATACTAAAAATAGAAAGATCGAGCATTATTTTTCATCGGTGATCTATCCGTCATATTTGCATTATAATATTTTAGGCCCAGATGAATTCCGAGAGGATTTCCAAAAAATATTGAAATTAATGGAAACCAAAACTTGGAGAGGATCGCATGCCCAAACATATATGCAAGGACTAGTTGCAACTAACACAAATTCTGTGTATAATAAAGAAGAAACATTAAAATTAATAACATACTTGATAGAATTAGATAGACGAAGAAATACCAATTGGCAAGAACTTTTCCCATGGTTAATTAAATATGAGGCATTATGTGGTATTCAAGAGTAGTAGCAAGTTTAAATAGTATTCCTGATTTCATACAACATTATGAACAGGAATTAGAAGAAGCACGAAAGGAAGTTGGGGTCTATGGCAACATAGAACGGAATCTTGCTGGCCTGCCCGGAATAACTGAGCGTCGGTTCAATCAATTACAAGAAGTTGAAGCGGTGCTGAATTATCTCAACATTAAATTACGCAAGATTCGTAGGACACACTTCCAGAAATACTTGGAAAACTATCAACGAGCACTAACCAGCCGTGATGTTGAAAAATATGTTGATGGCGAAGACGAAGTGATTGATTTTGAAACCATCATTAATGAAGTGGCATTGTTGCGCAACAAGTGGTTGGGTATCATGAAAGGTCTTGAAAGCAAGAACTTCATGCTAGGACACGTAACACGCTTGAGAACAGCTGGCATGGAGGATGCATCAATTGGCTAGTCACGCAGAGCACATATTAAGTGAAATCAGAAACTATGACAGTTTCTTAGACAGTCTACGCACCATAGCTGATATGGGCTGTGGAATCGGCAATGAAATCTATTGGTGGGCTACATTAGCTACACGTGATGATCCTCCGGTGCCTTATAATTATAATTGTTTTGCTGTGGACAATGATCCCAACAAACTAGCACAAATTCCCAATCTTCCAAACATTAAAAAAGTTAACAGTGATTTTAGTGCTCCGGCCATTATTCCAGTCAGCGTTGACTTAATGCTTGCCCACGACAGTCTACAATACAGTCATAATCCACTAGCAACCTTGCGTAATTGGAACGAATTAATGACTGAGAATGGTATGTTGGTTCTGAGTGTTCCACAGTCAAACGGAGTCGAATACAATAGATATTACAGCAGAACCTATAGTCATTGTTATTTTAATTATACTCCAACTAGTTTGATCTATATGCTGGCTGTTAATGGATTTGATTGTCGTGATGCTTACTTATTGAAAAAATTCCAAGATCCTTGGATCGACATAGCTGTTTATAAATCCGATGTTAAACCCATGGATCCCTCGACTACCAGTTGGAATGACTTGGTTGAGGCAGGATTATTACACCCCACAATCGTAAACAGTATTAATAGACATGGACACCTGCGACAGGAAGAAATTGTAATGCCTTGGTTGGATCGTGAAAACTATTTTATTGATTATGTCAGCACCTGGACAGAAATACCTAAAGAAGCCGGGGAACCCACTATCGATGGAGTATTTAACACCCAAGTCGAAAGCACAGAAAAAACGGTACAGCAAGGCAAGCGCACAACTAAAGAAACTCCGGTACTCAAACCTATAGGTATTACTCGACCCCCTAAACAGGCCTATACAAAACCATGATTGATCGTGTAGTCTTATGTACAGGCGGATTTGATCCACCACACAGCGGCCACATAGACTATTTCAACGCCGCTCGAGCACTAGGCGATATCCTAGTAGTTGGTGTAAATAGTGATGCGTGGTTAACTCGCAAAAAAGGCCGTGCGTTTATGCCCGGCACTGAGCGTGTGGCCATTAT